CTCCACAATCCATTTCGGCCACGACTCGTCCACGTCAACCGGACGCATCTTCACGCCGTCGACATGGACGCCGTCACGCAGGAACTGGTCGGACGTCAGCCCGTTGCGGATGCGGTCCTCGACCTCGGGGTGACAGAAACTGCCGACCTTGCGAAGTGCGGCGTCGGCGCCACCAAGCCACGACAGATGCCATCCGGCGTCAGTTAGGTGGCTTGGGTTCAAGGCTGTCATCCGCACGTCACGCATGTACGAGAACCGACGGTCAGCCGGAAACTTGTTCAGGTGTCCGACTGTCGCCGCCACCGTCCCGTACCACGGGTGCGGGTACAAATAGTCAACGGCCCAGAAAAGCCCCCGCTGCGCGAACGACCAGAACCCCTGCGGACGAACGTTCTTGGCGTGAAGTGCTCGCGGAATCTCGTCCGCGTCAGATTGGAGGATCACGTCCGAATCGGTTAGGTCCAACGCCGCCAGGCCGCGGGCGATGAACTCGCGCTGTGCGTGTTCGCGCGCCCATGGGTCAGCGTCTTGTGCCTTGGATGGCATCTCGCCGTTCTTGACGACGACGTGCACGATCTTGTCGGCGTAGGCAGCAAAGCGCTCGGCGTTGTCCGCATACCACAGTGGCTTGGCGTGATCCTGGTGGTCGCGTTCGCTTTCCACGATGACAAACGCATCGAGGTGGTCGTACAGCTCAAACAGTCTGCACTCAAGGATGTCCAACTCGTTGTTGAACATGAACGTGTCAATCACCTTCGGCCTAGCCACGGAGAGCCTCCTTGACCAGTTCCGGGTACGTCGCAACAACCCATGCGGCCAGGTCTTCCGGCCGCTGCCCGCACGGCTGCGGCTTCACCCACAACTCAAGGTTCTGGAGTCGGTTGTCCGTCTTGATCCCGTTGATGTGGTGAACGTTCTCCCACGTCCCAAGCTCGCGCCCGAGATGTTGCTGCATGACCAGCCGATGTTCTGGAACGATCTTGCCGTTCAGGTAGACCATCACGTAACCGCGATTGTCAACCCAGCCGGTGCCGTCCTTCGCCTTCTTGCGGAACTCCGCTGGGCCGGGATGCCCGTGCTTCTTGTACCGGGCGTAGTGCGAGTTGCAGAACCCGTGACCCTTGACGTGCAGTGAGCACCCATCAACAGTGCATGTTGCCCTCACGACCGACCCGCCTTGTAACCGGCGATGATCGGCACCCGAGACATCCACGTCTTGCGGTCAGCCTCGGAACGCTCCACTGCCGCCGAGTACAGCGGATCGGCGGCGCGTGCCGCCTCGTCGCCGTCGTAGCCCGGGTGATGGTGGATGATCCGGCATTCGTGCGCGTGGCCGTAGACGCCACGAGCTTTCGCAAGCTCGATCACTTCCTTGTCGGAGTACCAGTGCCCGTACGCCTCGGAGATCGCGACGCCCGGACCGTCAAGGGTCGAACCCTCGTCGTCGATGTAGCTGCGCCGGATGAAGAAGTGGTCGGCGTGCGACCCCTTCGCAACGGCAGGGTTGCGCACCCGGCCAGGCTCCGAGTCGTTCGTGCCGATCACGTCGTAACGGTCAGACAGCGCCTGCGCCGCCTCGAACCATCCGGGCGTGAACTCGCAATCGTCACCGACGATCAGCACCCAGTCGGCCGACGACTTGCGCAGGCAAGCGTTCACGTTCTGCGCGTACGTCTTGCCCTCTTCGCCAGGGATCAGGCGCACCCTGTCGCCGCCGGTCGCCCACAACGAATCCTCGAACCGCTGACGGTTCGACTCGCGCATGATCGGGACGATCACATCGCACCACTCCATGAGGGGCTTGTCGGCCGGCGGCTCCTGCCGCTCAAGACCAGCGATGATCGGCGCCCAGTGCTTCTCCCACACGACATCAACGTCGTACTGCGACGCGAACGCCACACACTGCCCCGACAGCGTCTCATGGTCGGCGTTGTAGGCGTCGTGCAGCTTGTGGTACACGTCGACCACGGACGCCGCCAGATAGGACGCCGACTGCGGTGCGTCCCACTCCAGTTGCCCGGTCACACCCCACCCGGCGGGGCCGAGTAGCTCCGACTGTGCAGTGAAGTCGGTGGCGATCACCGGCGTGCCACACGCCTGCGCCTCCACCATCGGCACACCGAACCCCTCACCCTTGGACGGTGCCAGTAGCACGTCGGCAGCGGTGTAGAGGCCGGCCATCATCTCGGGCGAGAACCCGATCACCTGCGCGTACGCATCGGTGAACACGATGGCGTGCGGCGGAATCGCTGCGTGCTTCGCCAACTCCTCGAGGTTGATCCCAGAACCGTCGGTCCCGTACCGGTTTGAGTGAACCACTAACACCGATTCTTGATGATCGCGCCAGAACGCACCGAACGCACGGAAGGCTTCGTTGAAACCCTTACGGTCGCGCGGGTCCTTGTTCATCGCCACCATCAACACGGCAAACGCGTCCTGCGGGATGCCGTAGAGCTCGCGAGCGTTGCGCTCCTCGCCGCCGATGGTCACCGTGAACGTCGGCTTGTAGACCGACGTGTCGACCGCCAGCGGCGCGTATGACGGGTCGAGGCCCGCCTCCATCAACTGCCGCTCACCGAACCGCGACATGGCGACAGGGTGGGCGTTGCTGCGATGGAAGAACCGCACGACACCCTCGGGCGCCGGGAAGTGATCCACGGGCGTCCACGCCAGGATCTTGTACGCCGACAACGGCCGATCGCCGTTGTAGAGCATGGCGTGATTGAGCACCCACATGTCGGTCAGCGGGATGATCCAGCCGGCCTCCGGGTCACCCTCGAAGAAGTGGTCGGCGTGCGCCCGCAGAATGTCGAGGCTGTTCTCCAGCCGACCCGACGGATACAGCGTCACCGGACCGTACGGCGTGCCGTACTGCTTGACGCCGATCTGGTGGCCGTACGTGCAGACGACTGCGACGTCGTGGCCGTCACGCTTCAGGCGCGTCACGAGATGCTTGCACTGCACCCCGTAGCCGGTCGGGCTGTCAGGGCTGTTTGCGTAGACCAGGAACTTCATCGCGTCACCCCCAGCCGATCGGCGTGGGTTGGGCGCGTCTCGATCCGGTCCTCGGTGATGACGACCCACTCGTCACCGTCGAGGTGGAGCGAGTCGATGCGTTCACCAGTGCGAACGATCTGCGTGAGCGCGACCTCGAGGTCGGCTCGCGCAATGCGGTGCTGAGTCACTGTTGCCTCCGGGCAGGAGTTGGGGGGTTGGCCCCCGGGCAGGAGGGCGGGGCGCCGCGGCACCACACGCTCTCTCCTGCCCGGGAGACTTGAAAGCCCCCGACCGGAGAAGGTGGGGGGCTAGAAGGTGTCGCCGTACAAGGCGAGGATTTCGCGAGCCCAGGCGACCTTGTCGGCCACCCGCTGACCCGCCGGCTGGGACTTCGTCCACAGCTCCAAGTTCTCAATGCGGTTGTCGTCGCGCACGCCGTTGACGTGGTGGACGTTCTCCGACTTCAACAACGGACGACCAAGATGCTCGGCCATCACGAGACGATGGACGTACCCGCCACCGCTGCCCATTCGCCTCACATACCCGTTCGACATGATGACGTCTCGAACGATGTTTCTGGGTTGCAGTAGGCCGTCAACCGAACGGCCCAACCGCTTGCGTGCGTAGTGACCGCCACAAAGACCACGGGCGTAATGGCTGTTATCGCAGCCATCCACCGAGCAGCCGCCAGACGGCGGGGCGAGTGTCCGGTAGTGCGATTGGCAGTATCCCTTGGCGTGAGCAGGGCGCGCACACCCATCAACTTTGCAAGTGCTTTTGTTGACGCCCCAGGTGTAAGCGGTAACGCTGGCATCGCCGTGCGTCTGCCACCGCTTGTAGTGGAGTTGGCACATCCCCCGGGCGAGCTTGCCGCCCCGGTCGCAGCCGTCAACGGAGCACGTACGCTCTACGTCGGTCATCAGGTTCTCCTATGTCTGGTGGCCCGAGGGCCAGGGAGCGTCAACTCCCTGGCCCTCATTGTACCAGACAAAGTGGAGAACTTTGTACTACACCGACTGCTTGAGGATGTTCACCGCGGCCGAATCGATGAGGTCGCCATCGACTCGGGTCTTGACCCTGTAGCCGATTTGGTCCGTATCGAAGTAGCGGGAGTTGTCCGACTCGAGAATCGGGTTGCCGACCGAACGGACGTAGTAGGCGTTCATCGCGCCGAAGGCCACGGTCTTCGCGTTGCTCCCAGCCGCAGCCACGTTGGAATCCACGTACACCGGCTTGCCGAGGAGGCGATCCGGAGTGCCGTTGATGATGCCCGAGGTGAGCGACGGCTCCCAGAGGAACGCGCCGATCGTGCCGCCCGCGCCATCGCGAAGCTTGCGGATCGTGCCGGCCGTCGAGTCGTTCATGAGCCATGCGCACGACGGGTCCGACCTGTAACTGTCATTGACCGAGTACTGAAGGTCAATCAGTTTCTCAACGGTCGGGGTGATGAGCGAACCGCCGGTGGCGATCGTGCCAGAACCCACGATGGCGGTCATGATGCCGTTCGGCTCGTTGGTGCCGGTGCCGACGACGAGGTCGGTGGCGATCACGCGGCCAAGGCCACGGCCAAGGTCACGACCAAGGAACGACGCGATGTCGATGCCGGAGTCCTGCACGACCTCAGAGGCGACGACGACCAGCTGCCCATACTTGAAGGCATTGAGGGTCATCTTCGCGAACGTCGGGTCGGTGCCGGCGAGGGCGGTGCCCTGACCGGAAACCTGGGTGCCGATGGCGTGGGCGGCCAGACGGGGGAACTCGAGCTGCTCGCCGCTCGTGGTGTTGATCCGGGTGGTGGGTGCCATCCAGATGCCGTTCGACGCCTCCATGTACTCGTACAGAGTGCGGGCGAGGGTGGTCGGGACGAGCGAACCGGACGAACCGGTGTCCCACGCCAGAACACGAAGCTCCTCGGCGGAAGCGCCCTGGCGGAGCAGTTCGCGCTCCCGGCGTGCGCCACGGAGGTCGATCTCCATGCTGACCTTGTCGCCACGCAGCGAGGCGTCGATGAAGGCGCGAAGCTCGTCAACGGCAGCGGTAGCGCTGGCCTTGGGCGCCTCACCGAACACGCGAGCCTGAGCCTCACGCAGTTCGGCAGCCTCGTTCTCGCGAGTTGCACGGGCGACGTACTCGCGCACTTCGGCGTCGAGCTCGTCGATGCGGGCGTCCAGGCGGGCGATGACCGCCTTCTCCTCTTCGTTGCGCTCGCGGCCGGCGGTGTCGTCGAGGACGGCCTTGAGCTCGTTGAAGACCCGAGCACGGGTCTCGTTCAGGGTGATGACATGAGCGCGGATGTCCACGGTCAGTCTCCTTTCGGGGGGTTGCGACACGCCACATGGGGCGGCCAACAGGGTGTGGTTGGTTGTCGCGAGGTGCCAGGTGCCCGCACGGGCGGCGTGGCGGCGTCGCAGGGTGCGTCAGTACGCCGAGGGGCGAAGCAGACGCTTCCGCTCGAGCCGTTCCCGATCCTGTCGGTCACGCTCGGCGAAGATGTCGGTGAGGTCGGGAGTCTCGGGCTGCGGCAAGCGCGCCTCGAACGCAGCGATGGCGCGCCGCATCTCGTCCTCAGTCATGTCGATGTCGACCAGCGACTCCATCAGTTCGTCGAGCGAACGCATCGCCGACGACGTGTGAGGGTTGGCGCCACGCCACACGATCGACGTCTCGAACAGGGCAACTTCCTTGATGGTGCGCTCTGACATGTCGTCGTTCCACTTGTCGCGCGCCTTGGGCACGGTGAACCCGATCGACATCTGCGACATCTCGCCACGCGTCACCGCGCTGCGGATCGTCTGCACGTCGGGGCGTGCCGGGTCGAGCGCCGCCGACACCCGCAGATGCGGGTCGGCGGCGAGCTTCAACGTGCCGGCGCCACGAGTCGCCAGGGGGATGCCCTGGTGGTTGTGGTTGACGAACAGGGCGACGTCGGCCTTTGAGTCGCGCAGCGTCTTGTTGAACGCGCCGGCGGTGATCGTCTCGGTGAACTCGCCCCACTGGTCACGCACCGAGTACGGCGTGTCGACCACGGAGGCGACACCCTCGAAGGTGAAGCCGCTCGAGCCGTCGTCGCGGAACTCGAAGTCGGTGATGTCGTAGTGGCGGATCTGGTGGCCCGCGCCACGATCTGCAATGGTCGTCATGGCACCTCCAGGGGCCTACGCAAGAACCAGCAACGCAAAGGCGATTGCTTCTTCGTCGTCGTCCATCCGGCGGGCACGCGGAAACGACAAGTTGTCATCTACAAGGCGCGGCTTTGTGAAGCCGCCGCCACCACCGCCAGGTGTCGGCGCGGGCGGCTCGCCGCCGACGTTCAGCGACCAGTCGTAGAGCTCCCAGCCTTCGGCAAGCTGCCACCATTCGGCAGCCACCGGCTACTCCGAGTAGCCGACGAAAGCCACCGTCGAGGTGACAGTGAGCGTGTTCGACGCGACGGTGCCAACAGGGCGCACGATCCACTGCACATACACGCCAGGCGGCACGACGAGCGGCGCCTGACCGAAGTCGATGTTGCCGCCCTCGCGGGAGTCGCCGATTGCGCTCGTTGCGATGAACGGGACGGTGTCGACCACGATGCCTCGAGCGGCGACCGCGGCGGCAGCCTCCGTGGCGTTCGTTGCCGACGTGGTCGAACCGACACCGATGATGTAGTGAAGGATGACCGAGTTCGTCGATGCAGCGGCCGACGCAACCGTCCTACCCCACCTCACACCCGTGATGTAGAGCGTCTTACC